TTGTTAAATCTTGCATATTTCCTTTATATCCAAAGTCTCTTGCTTCTTCTTTTGTAATTCCCCAAGTTGTTTCTCCGCCCTTGTCATTCTTGTCGTTAGTATAGCCACCTTCAACTTTCAGCAGATAATCAAAAATCTTTTCGAATCTATCCATTTTTATTCCACCTTTCTTCCTAATAGTTCCATAAATTTTAAATATTTAAATAATTTGCTCGGACTAAAGTCACTATCCTTTAAAGTCTTTAAATTATATGTCAAACTTTCATCTAACCCCTTATTGATTAGATGTATGCATAATTCTGAACAGAAGTACCTATCCTTATGCTCAATTCCTAGCTCTAGCAACTGGCTGAAAAATATAGCTCCGTAGTCATAGCCTTTGCCTTTCAGTTTCATAAACTCTTTTAGCACAACAGGGATTTCAATATGCTTATCAAGCTCATATATATCCATGTTGTCCTTATAAACGAAAGGCTTTATACGTACTCCACCAGGATTTGATAAATACACATAGTCATTATAGATGAACTCGCAATGACTGTATCTGCCCAGCGTCCTTAATGTTATTAAAAAGCCTATGATACTTTTTGGTTTATGAAAACTAATATATAGTTTTTCTTTTTCAAGATGCATAAAATACCTCCTTACATATTTTTATACGCTTTTTCATATCTATCCTTAGCATCATACTCTTTTAACTCTTTATCGGTTAAATTTTCTAAGCTGTGAGACAGTAATGTTTCAGTAGCCATGGCTTTAGTTGTTTGTGACTGCATTATATTCGCCATTTTCATCATGTCCTGCAACGTCAGATTCACGTACTTCTCACTGCTGTCTTTTGTATAAAATTTCCAGTTTTCAAATTCTGTCTTTTTCATTGCTTGGCACATGACGACAATTCTAGTTAAGTTTGACTGGTCTATGCTCCTGTTATTCTGCAAATATTTCACGCCACCTACTTCAAATTCAAATGGGGCAGCATCATATTCGAGTCTTAACTCATACAGTTCCTTTTTGATTTCCTCGATTCTAAATTCTTTGTCGAATACAATTTTACCGTTCTTTATAGCTTCATAAGGCTTTAATTCAACAAGTTTCCCCTCTACAAAATATTGATTTGGATTTATCCCTGTATCTTCACTTTCAATTTCTTCAATCACATCTCCAACTGCTGTCGGGGCCAGAAAACTGGGGTCTTTACTTTTGCTTGATACCTGTAACGTGTCTTTGTTGTACATTACTTTTAATTTGTCTTTTTGAAATTTCTTCAGTTCCTCGTACCAGTCTTTGTTATCCTTGTCATAGATAGCGATGTATTCCATACCATTTTCAAGTTTTTTTATTTCTGTTCTTTCTACTATAAATTTCATGACTTCCTCCTATTCTTATACGTGTGGCGTATTAAACCATGTTCCATTCCCATACTGGAATTGCAATGCCCTCATTTGGACTGTATGAATTTGCCCAAGCTGTCCTGTCGGAGCATTCCCAATTAACCCTGTAACAACATATCCTGCTCTTTCTCTTGCTTCCAAGCTCCCCGGTGAGCCTTGATAATACCCGGCGAGCCTCATGGTAAGGATTCTGTTCATTTGGGCATCGTGTCCTTTGTTCCATGCATCCTGTGCTAGATTTCTGATATTATTTCTATCAGAATCCATATTGTTCATACGATTATCTCTTGCAACCATGTCATGGTTGTCCATTGCTTCACACCATCCACCTCCAGCACGGTTTGGGGCTTTGTAGTACAATCTTCCACCATTTAAATGAATCGCCCCCATATAAGCTCCTTTTGGATCGTACATGGTTAGGACGTTCGGAGTCCACAAATCCGAAGCATTGGCTCTTATTATATAGTCAGTACTATTTGTGTTTCTGTACCCCTTGTCCCATCTCATATAGGGAGACAGGTCAGGTTTTGGTGATACTTGTTTGATTGTTTGGAAATCAATTAGCCCAAACTTATTTTCTGTTGCTGGTTTCAGCAGTTTGCTCAAATATTTTACTAATGATTTTACTGTTAATATCTCATCGTGATTAAGTTTTTTTATGAAGTCTGAAACCTGTGACTGCAAATTATTCGCAATTATATTTTGCAATTCATTTGATTGGTTTTCAACAGTATCTAGCGAATGTATCTGAGCTATGCCTTTTTTCTCTTCTGTCGCTGCGTCTGTATACTCTACTCTTTTAAGTAATTCATCATTTATTATTTTATTATCTTCAACAAAATCAATTCGTTTCGGATATTCACTCCCTATCCATTGATTAAGTCCTAAAGTTGTTTTTTTCTGTGCTGGCATTTTTGCCTCCTACTCCTTATATTTTTCTCTATCATCCCAATTTAAATTTAAACCGTCCCAAGCGTCCCATGTCTTGTTATATCTGTCAAATTCATCCCAAGTCATGTAGCTGTAAACTATTTTATAACCTAAATGGGCTGGCTTATTTAACTCTATAAAATTAATAAAATTATTTAAATTAGGTGGTATCCCATAAATACTTGTAAATTTTATGATAAAGTAATATTCGTCAATCACTTCTGTTACTTCAATTTCTCCGTTTGTAAATATTCTAGCCTGTTCTTTTAAGTTGTCCACGGAAAATATTCGCTTTGATAATAAACGGAATAAAATTCTCTCCCGCCTGTCCTGCAAACTCAATCCTAAATCTGTTTCCAAGCTCATAAATTTCTCATATTTCAGGATTTGTTCCTCATTAAAAAAATTTAAAAAAATAAATTCTCTGTATTTTCCGATATTATTTTTTATTTTTTCAGCTTCTATCGTTAAACTTTTTATTAAATCAACCTGTAAATTATTTCTAGCAACTTTGGAGATTACTTTTATTCTACTGTTCATTGACAACAACTCCAGTCACTATTAATATTTCGTTACTATCTACAGTTATATTCTTGCTATCGTTATTTATCGTAACTTTGCAGTCTTCGATACCATTGATAGATAAAACTATTTTTTCAACTCTGTTAATTGATAGAATTTCCTTGCTATTTAAAGTGTATAATGCAGAGTTGTCTTTTATCATCTGCTTTATTTTTGAACTAATCTGATCTGATATAGAATTTAACTTTATCCCTGGACTTAAAATAACGCTTACGGTTATAGCAATATTCTTACCGTCAAAACTTGTTACTGTAACATCGGCTCCGATTGGTCTACCGTCAATTTGTTCTATTCTTTTTTTCACCTTCTGTATTAAATCATTATCAGCTAGAGTATTGTTATAATTTGAAATTCTGACTCTTACCGTTCCATTACCGTTCCATAGCGGCTCTACCAATACCTTGCCAACTCCGTCTATTTCTTTCGCCCATTTTTCATAATCATAGATATTACCACTATGTGCTGGTTTTAATATCCTTTCTTTTGCCCTGGATATTAAACTCTCATTAGGTTCTTTTTCGTAACCGTTTGTGAAAGCTTTTTCATTAGTCACTGTGAAAATATCGGCATTAGATATTTCAAAATTTACTATCTCTCCAATAGCACAATTTCCAATCTCTCCAATTTGTAAGCATTCTACTTCAGCAACTGCCTTGCCATTGAACGCTATGGTTGTATCATAAAGTAATCTGTACTTTGTGCTATCTGTTTTCAATACTATCGTTCCAGCAGATATTGTAGTGTCAGCTTTTCCAGTTATTAGTATTTCCCCTCTTGCTTTAGTTCCTTGCTTTCTAGTTACACCGAAAAGCATTGCGTGATAATCTATAAACTCATCCTCTGTTGCCGTATCGATAAAAGTTTGATTAACCCAGTATTCTAATAATTTATATATTGCTTCAGCTTCTATTCCGTAAGCACTCGCAATGTCAAAATTAAATGTTCCTTCTATTTTAGAAAAACTATTTTCCAAATTAGACAAAAATTTATTCCTTGCTTCTACTTTATTCATTGTATAGCACCTCACTTTCTCCATAGACAGTAGAGATATTAAAAGAAACTTTTAAATGATTATTATCGTTATTATAGTTTAATTCAAAATTATAGCAGTCCAAAATATATGGATTAACCAATAAGCAATCTTTAATTTCCGAAATAATTAAAGCATTTTTTATATTTTCCTGATAAATTGTACCAATATGAGCATCTAAGTTATTTCCGTAACTATCAGAGTGTATTTCGTAAAAATTTCTCTTTGTCTTAAGCGCTTTAAATATCCATACTTTAAGTGCCTCAATTTTCGTCAGTTCAATAAGGTTATTGCCGTTTTTTAATGGTTCCAACGTATCGAAATCAATCGCATATTCTCTGAATGTGGGAAATTCTTCTTTTTCTACGCTTTGATTCAAAAACAATTCTTCAAAATCCATATTTACACCCCTTCAATTGCACCACTTGGCATTTTAACTATTTTACTAACCACTACATAGTTTATCCCCAACACCAAAACTAGAACTTCATCCCCAACTTTTAAAGTATCTTCAAACCATATATCCTTACTGCTTTTGTAAGTTCCAGAACCTTTAATTGTTGAGTGGTCGTGAGTATGTGAAGCAGGACCGTTTCCTATTGCTGTTTGAGTTGTAGTATCTATTGTTATTTCATCAATAACACCGTCTATTTTATACGTTCTGTGATAATGCGGTAATAAGAAATTAGAGCAGTAAATCTGTTCTGAAGGTATTTCCACATTATCAAATTTTATCTTTAATTCAGGTGGTGGATTGGTGACACTAGCTCTTATAAAATTGTTGGATTGCTGTTGCACTCCGTTATCAATCATATCGTTAAGTATTTCAAACATACTCATTATTTAGCACCTGCCTTTTTCCTGTTTTCCTTAGTTTCCTTATTTTTCTCGCTCTTCTTATCTTTCTTGCTTTTCTTGTTTTTCTTACTTTTCTTACTCTTTTTATTTTTTGATTTTTTCGATTTTGGTTTTTCTTCGAATTCAGATTTGTCCATCACATTTTCAAAAGTTAATTCCACATCACAATAATACGTATCGTTTTCCCAAATATGTGTATCATTTTTCACTAAAAAACTACCAACAAGGTTAGTATGAGGTTCATGTATTCCTATCGAATATCCGCTTTGTATCAAAACGTTACCAAGACAGCTTATATTCCCTGTCTTTTCAACACTTTTCAACATTTCTTTAGCATTGCTGATATTATCCCTATCTTTGTCATACTGCATTACTTTTTGAAATAATCCGTATTTTTCCTTATCTTCTTTATTTTCTACTTTATCTACTATTTGCTGTTTTTCTTTTTCAGTTTTATAAATAACAATTTGATTCACCATTTGTTCAATATCTTCACCATACTTAGATTTTTTTATATCTTGCTCAGAGTTTAACATAACATCTGCCAAACTCCCCTGTTCCACGACTTCTATTTTTCCATCATTACTAACAATAGAATATATTTTTTTATCTTTTCTGTGTTGAATAGTATAGGCGTTCAAAATTATTTGGTATCCACTCTTATTAACCGCAGGATAAGTGCAATCCACTTTGTCTTCAGGTATGTTACCGACTTCCAGCTTTAACTCTCCACAAATCTCTTTCAATATTTGAGATGGTTTTTTCTTATTAAAATTTTTCACGAAATAGTTTTTGTTAAGATATATAGAGTTATCAAAACATCTAAAAGTTCTAATTTTACTATCCCCAACAACTTCAACAGAAAAAACTTTACCAATAAATAGTTTGTCATCATCGACATAAAACTCAACTTTGTCTCCTAAATTAGCAATTTGAACATCATCTAAATATTTTACTTCTAATGTTCGTGATGTTCCGTTTATTCCACCTTTCCAAACAATCCGCTCAAATTTTTTTATGTGCTCCTTATTATTAACAACAATCTTTAACATTTCTGAACTTCCTTTTTAAACTTTAATCAAGTTATCAATTTTCTCTTTTATTTTATTTTTTAACCCGCTCTTTAAATCTTCAAACCTTTCTTCCAATTGATACTCTTTAATTGGTGAAGTTTTTCCAGTATATCGTTCATAAAGATTATTAACATCGTCAATTAATCTTGTCTGTTTGCTAACTTCTATTAAATCAATCGTAATATCAATATCCCCTGTTCTCTCCACTATTTCGTATTCTAGCTGCTCAATATAGCATTTAAAATAAATACTATAATTAGCACTTGTTAAAGTTAGAACTTCTTTATTATCTTTATATTTCTCCAATTTTTTTATACCGCTCATTGGTGAATGTGGATTAAGCAAAAGATTAAAAAATTTAGATTTTTTAGCAGGTAAAAAAGTAGAAAATTTAACTTTTTTTATGTTTTTTTCTCCTATTAACGCTACTTCTCCAACATCTAATATTTTTACGACTTCACTATTTTGACTGCTCGTAATCTTGAAATCTGACGGTGGTATTACAAAAATAAAAGGTTCTGTGTCATGTAGCAACATAAATATCGACCTCATATCGAACCTCCTTTCGAATTATCGTGATGCTTGAATTTGAGCTTGTAAATTTGTCATCATAGTGTTATATGTGTTTTGACTAACATTCTGTGCTATCTGTTTAGCTATGCTCTCAATTTTTGCTGTATCATTTATTGTTATGTTTGATAATTGTGCCGCTATCTGTGCATTAGCTTGATGATTTATAACCTGCTCTATCGACACAGGTTGTGGTATTGGAGATTGTTGTATTGTAGACAAATTGTTATTCAAAAGACCTGGTAAATTATTTAGAGGACTCAATCCAACATTAAGAGCATTCGTTATCGCTGTAGTGTCAAGCGGTTGTAACGGATTACTGTTTTGCTGCTTAGACACCAGTTGTGAAATCGCACTTGTTAATTGTGCGGTTCTGTCCTGCTGAGTAAGTGCTACATTTTGCTGTCCTATTCCTAATCCTGCTTTGAGGGCGTTTATATCAAGCACAAACTTCTGCTGAGCTTCTGCAGAACGTCTATCATATTCTTTTTGCATAGCTTCTCTTCTTAATTTTTCTTCTTCATACGCTGCTCTAGCATATCCGCCGCCACCTCGTGCTTTATTAAATGCTTGTTGTTTTATAGGGTCTGTTTGAAAGTTTAATATTCCTTTTACCACTTCAGGTGAGTAATATCCAATAGCCCCACCGATTGCAGCACCTACTGCTGTTCCTATTGGACCTCCAATTGCTGTACCTAATTGAGCTCCCCATGTTGCACCTTTTACTCCTGCGATACCACGCATTCCTACTTCTGCGGCTTTAACCAGTCCTTCAGCTGTTCCTTTTAATTTATCAGGATCTAATGCTCCGCTTTTTTGCCATTCGTCAACCTTTTTCATAAAATCTTCCATCCACTTGGTGGCTATTGGTGCAAACGCTTCTCCTATAGATATCTTCAAATCATCTAAGGTAGATTTGAACTGTGCTATCTTGTTTGCTGTTGTGTTGCTCATCTCATCGGCAAATTTATTCGTTGCCCCGCTAGAATTTCTTACGGCATCAGCGACTTTATTATAATTTTCTTCTGTTGTTCCCATAATAGACGCCAATATTTTCATACCTTCTCCACCAGCAATCATTGTCAAATATCTGTTTCTTTCTTCCTGGCTAAGGTTAGCTGTTGCGATTTTTAAATCATCGGATAATGCTTTTAACCCTTTAAAGCGTCCTTGTTGGTCATAAAGTTGAATATTTAAATCTTTTAAAGCATTTCCTACTTGTTTTGATGGATTAGCCAATCTTCTATAAATCTCCGCTAAATTACGCCCAGCTTGACCAGACTTAATTCCGTTATCTGCAAGTACTCCTAACAAGATATTTACATTTTCAAAGCTCTCAAAATTTCTTGAAGTTGCCGCAACATATTTATATGCTTCTCCTAGCATTTGCACGTTAGTATTTGCATTGTTACTTGTTGCAACCATTACATCCATAAGTCTGTCAGAATCTTTTAACGACATACCAAAAGCTGTTAAATTATCAGTAACTATATCAGAAGTTTGAGCAAAATCACTTCCAGCTGCAATTGACATTTTCAAAAGTTTTGGTGTCATTTCTAGCACTTCATTTGTTTTCATCCCTGCCATTGCCTGGTACATTTGTGCTTCAGCTACTTCTTGAGCTGTAAATTTAGTTGACCTACCCAAATCTCTTGTCTGTTGCATAAGTTGTTTTTCTTGCTGTGCTGTAGCTCCCATGATAGCCTTATTTCTTCTGACCTGGTCTTCCAAATTTGCATAGGCTTCGACAGAAGATTTTAATACACTGACTGCCGCACTCGCTCCAATACCAACTCCAACAGTTGCCAATGCTCCTTTTACTCCGTTAAATTCGTTTTTTATTTTACCAGCGATACCGCCAACTTTATCTTTCAATGTTCCCAATGAACTTCCAGCCTTTTTTGCTACATCAGTAAACTTATCTTTCAATTCAAGTGAAGCACTCAATTTATATTCACTCATTTTCTAATCCACCTCCAATCATAAAAAACATAAACAACAAATCTGAATTACTTAATTCCCGTAAACTTTGCAGACTGTGTCCGCAATTTAAATAGTGAGCGACTGTTTTTGCTTTCCAGTCGCCCTTGATTAGTTTTTTATTTCTTCAACCACCTCTTCAACGGTAAATTTTTCATTCCACCCAGCTTTTTTCATAAGCAATTCTGAAATATTTACTATAGTGGATTGGCTCAGTACTTTTGGCACAACTTCAATCGGATTCATTTGACAACCCAATTGTGTAATTAATTTTTCATCTTTGAATATTTTTCCTGAAGTATAAATTAATTCACTATCTTTGTCTGTACTATTACTGGATAAAATATCCAATATTTCCATTCTGTTCAATACTTCTAATTCTAAAACAGCTCCATTCAATTCCTCAATTTTAACCTTTACAGTTTCTTTTCTTTCTATTTTTTTGCTATTTTCAAGCAACATTTCTACTGTTATATTCATTCCATACCTGCCTTTTCTTATTTTATTACATTTTCATATTTAACATCACTAGGAGTAAAGCCAAAAGGTATTTCTTCTTCAACTATTTCTCCTCTTGAGAATTTTGCTAATTCAATTGAATCAAACCAAACATTATCAATCGACACTCTCTCTTCTTGCCCTTTCAAACTATCCGGATCTTTAATTGATGTTACTATTCTACTCCTTACATCTTTTCCTTTTATCCAATTTTCAAGTATTCTTTTTCCACGAGTATAAACTTTAAATACTGTAACTGTTCCTTCGCCTTTCAATCCTGTTATTTTACTGTCAATAGAAATCCCTAACTGCACCTCCTTTCTTTCTGTTGTAATTTTAGCTTCTACAGATTTTAATTCTGCTACTTTTTCATTATCAAGCCATAGTTCTCCATAAGCTCCTGATATTGTTCTGTTTCCTCTTATATTTTCCGACATTTTATCAACTCCTTTTCATTACATCGTCATTATTAAGCTAAGCGAAGCCATAGTGTCTACAAACCTTACGTCGCCAGTTAAATAAACTTCATCACCAGTAGGATACTGTAAAATTTCTAAATCCGTCATACCATCTGTTTTCAATCCATCTGTAATGATTGCTTTTTTTTGTGCTTCAATATCAATTTCTACTTTATTATCGTAATCTCCATTCAATACATTTGGCGACATTTCTTTAAAGTATACTTTTGTTATATTTGAACAGAAATTCATTTTGTTATCATAATCACTAATGTAATTCCCAATCCAATATTTTTTGAATGTGTCCCTTATATCATCTACGATAAAGCACATACCCTCAACAACTTTAATTTTTCTTGTATCCTTTTTCCAAGTGCTGTCAAAAGTAGTTTTGGAATTAACACCATAATTTACCCTAATCACATCTTCATCAGTGTATAAACTGAATTTACCAAGTTTAGGCTCATAATCTTCAACCTCTTTCAAATCGTCCATAATGTGATTATCAGCACTGCGGTTTATTGGCATACCCGCAATAAGTCCTGCAATTGCTGCTGTATATTCCTGTGCTGTAAAATCTCCATAAATAGATTTATATGTTCCACCATTTGCGAGTTCTACAATAGCTACATGATCTGTATTATTTGCAAAACTTGATACATATTTTACAGTTTTACCAATCGCACCAGTATTTCCAAACTGCTGTTTTACCCAATTTACAACCGTTTGGTCTTCTGCTTCCAACGCTTGCGGATAAGCCAGCCAGTTAAATTTTCTCATTTCTAAATCTTTCAGTACTTTATCTGTACCTTCATCGTTCTGCACGACTCTGACTAATACTTTAAATGCCCCATAGTGCATAGCTAAATTGATATATTTTATGTTCTCTGCATCCCAGTTTTTAGATTCAACATCCGCTATCGTTTTAAAAGTGTACCACTTCCCAGTGGCTTTTTTATCCTTCAAAATAAGGCATACAGTTCCTCTCTCGCTTCTTTGAATAGCTGTCGTTGCTAATGTTTTAAATGCAATACTAATGCTTGGGCTCGCATTAATTTGTCCGACTATTGCCATTTTATCACTCTCCTATCTTTTAAATTCCATTTTTAAATTTCTCATTATCTTATAATTAAATGGAACTCCATTTTTATCAAATAATGATAATTTTTTAAACACTTCCTCACTGATTAAATCATTATTCTCGTCAAACAACGATACTTTATTACCTTTTTCGTCAAATAAATCTAATTTTTTCAGCAGTTCATATTCCGTCAATTCAGTATTGTCATCATTCAATATTTCCTTTATTGTTTCAACGCTATTATCAAAACTTCTCAAATCAGTCCCATACACGTCAAATAAATCTAAATCGAAAATGTAATGACCTAAACCATCTACTATCTTTGTTTGCTCATTTTTTAAAGTCAGACACCTGTCTTTGACTTTTAAAATCTTATTCCCTTTAGCTTCAAACATGTTATCCAGCTCATCAAGTGCATTATATATTTCTGCTTTGTTATTTTCATCATTTTCAGGAATGTATATGATATCTATACTAATAAATATCCTTTCTTTATAATTTGCGAAAAATTCTTTTTTATAATCAATAACCTGAATAAAGTACGATGGTCTTGCCAAATCATTTATGTTATCAATTCCGACCTCCTTGCCTGTAAAACTGTCTATTTTATGACTTAGTGATTTAATAAAATCCATAAATTTCATTATTTATCAAACTCCGCTTTTATTGTCGAACCTATTTTATCTTTAAATACAGGTTCTAATTTTTCTATTGTTTTCTTTAACATAAACACACCAGGTACTACTTTACCAGTATCTTTACCAAAATACACTGCTCTGTGTCCATATTCGACATGATTCACATACTCCACATTGTTATAAATCATCTGTTTAAAACTTCCGTCATTTTTCCTGTGCCATCCCATTCTTAATTGCCCAGTATCTGCTGGCGTTTCTTCCTTTACTTCTTTTATTGATTCCTCAGCAACTTGCTTAAGTGTTACTTCTACTTTTTGTGGAGTATCAGTAGCTATCTTTTCTAATTTTTTTGCCAGTTTCTCCCAGTCACCGCTAAGATTCATTTCTTTCCACTTCCTCTACCGATATTTCTTGATGTTCAAAAAAATCAGTGTACTTTATAGGTTTGTTAGCTTTAAATTTATATTTTATTCCACCTTTGTTTACCACCAAAATATCGTTCTGCTTTATTTCTACATCATTACTAACAAATATCTTATATGAATTTTTAGAACTATTTATAACTCCAGTCTCAGTAGCTCTTAAAATCCCAGCACTCAACTGACACTTAATGTTTTTATAAACGACTTCCCAACCCTGAACTGTCAAACCAAATTCAGTCTTTGCTTTTGTATTCCTTCTAACTTCTTCTATTATGTCAGTGTCAAAAAAATCTCCAAACATTGCACATCTCCTTTATTTTATAACTCCGAGTTTTCTGAAACGATTCAAACTTTTTCTAAATTCCACATCATCATTTAACTCAGTTACAAATTCAACTTGTCTATCTCCACTTTTCATAGATTTTATATTTCTATTTTTATCAAAATTATATTTTAAAATATATTTCGTTATAGGAGTTATCAAATCTCTCGGGAAATCTTCACGGTTCATATAATTAATACTGTCTTGAATAATACTCTCAATAACAAACTTAGTTTTGACTTCATTTGGTGTTACATCAGCAATAATTTTTATTTTTTCATAAATTTCATCAATTATTTCTGTCAATTCTACCACCTTTTTCAAAATAAAAAATCACAGTTAAATTAATAACTGTGATCTAATCACAAATCCCCATTAAAATTTTATTTGCTTTATTAAGCTTCAATTGCAACCAAACCTTTTGTTTTACTATTTAACACAAAACAATCGTAGTAAAATCTACCTAGGAATAAAGTTCCTGAATAATTTTCGGAATCTGTAACCACTCTATATTCGGCTAATTTCACAGGAGCAACAGTTGCCGAATTATGCCCAATCAAACAACCGTAATTTTTAGTTGTAGCTCCACCTACCCCTGTTTTAATCTCCATCCATTTTTTAGTAACTCTTACTATCGGCACTCCGTCAACCATTCCTACTAATCCGTTTATTTTAATATTTTGACCGATGTCCGAAGCTTTGATGAAATTATCATCTTTTTTCAATTTTGTTAAAAACTCAGGTGTAACATAGGCGATTCTGTTTTGAGGTACATCAGCATCATTTAATTTCTCCTGTGCCTCCAAAAATTTGTTGTATGCGTTATTAGCTGCAAGTCCTGTAACTGTCTGAGATTTTGTATCACAAGATTTAAGAATTGTTTCAAATCTGTATTTCTCAATTTCAGGAATTACTCTTTCTCTCAATTGTCTTGCTAACACTTCTCCAGCTTTAATTTTTGTCTCATCTTCATCCATTTTATCCAAAAGCATTTTAAAAGCTCTATCTTTTGTCAAAGTCATTTCTTGAACTGAATTTTCTAAGACGTCTGCATTTCCATAACCTGTACTTCTATTATAATCTCTATTATCAACTGTATTAATTGAAGTCACTTTTACAGTTTTAGCTCCTACAAAGCTGTAATCATTATTTACTATTTTCTGCGATACTGCTTCACTTGTAAATCTTTCATCAATTTTGTCTGCAAATAATTCAGTATAAATCATTGCCATATTTTATCATCTCCTTTAAATTAAAAAGAACTAAAAGCCTTATCAAATGCTTCAAGCCCTATATCTTTTTTATTTTTTTCTCCTTCGCTTCCACCATTCAAAGAGTTTGGTGTTCCACCACTTTGCGTTTTAAGATAACTAGATAAATTCTCAGAAAAAGATTTTACGCTATCTTCAATCTCTTCTTGAGTATTTCCAGTAATACTGCCTAAAAAACTATCAGGAATTTTGTATTTCCCTAACACAGCCTTTTTCATCTCGTTAGTTTTCAATGTTGCAAGCTCCGTATTCGAAGTCTCAAGTTGTTTTTGGAGTTCAGCAATACTCTTATTATACTTCTCTTCTGCAGTAAGATTAGCATTGTTGATTCTAGCTTCATAATCTTCAATTGTTTCACCGTGCTTTCGCTCCAATTCTTTTTTCTCACTTTCGAACTTTTTTCTTTCTCTTGCAATTCTTTCTTTAATCATTTCATCTACTTGTTCCTGTGTAAATGTATTTTCTGACATAATTATCCTCCCGTTTAAAGTCTGTCGACTATTCTCTATCCAGATGTTTAATGTCCACCAGTACGACAAATAAAAAGAGCAGTCGTTAAACTACTCTTTTGTTTTTTTATCACTCAAATATAATTCATCCAATTTTTTCAAAATAGTCAAAGCTTTCTCTTTTTTAAACTCAGACCGCTTTAATTGTTCAAAAAACTCTCTGTCTTTTTTCAAATATTCTCCACGCCAATATATTTTTTCTTTGCTATTCTCAGCGTTATCAGCTTTTTCTTCTATTTCCTTTAACTTCTTAAAACTTTTATACACTTCATTATCTTTTGTTAATTTCATTTCTCTTATACCTTAATCCTTTTTCTTTTGCTTTTTTATACTGATTTATTACTATCCATCTTTCATAAGTCATTTTGTCTGCTGACTTGTTTAGTTCTGACAGCATATTTTTCATTTCAAACATGTCTTTTGATAACTCATGAATGTACTTTTCATCAATTGCTGCTAAATATTTTAATTTTAAATTAGTAAATGAACTAAAATCATCATTACTGAATCCCCACTCATGATTACTATTTTTAGGATGGTTGTGAGTATATAAAGCGTCTTCAAAATTAATTTTAGTCATCTTATGACTCGGTATTGAAGTTTCATCTCCTTTCAAAATATAAATATCCCCATTTTTAGCTATTACCAATGCGTTTTCTTTGCTCTTCTTAATAATTTTTTGTTCATATTTTCGCAGCAATTCCAGTGGTTTATCTTTATACTCAGTTGCATTAATATTCCCTATATTTCTGTATCTACCACCTTCAACAAAAACAGTACTGTTATTATTTATTATACCTTCATTTTCATTATTTTCAAAATTTTCTTTTGAAGTTTCGTTAACTGAATCAGATTCAATATCAGCATATTCATAAGGTACTGTCGTGCTTCTACAACGCGGGTGCATTGGCGGATAATTTTCTCCTTCCATAGCATTTTCAGTTTTAAATATTTCACCATTAAGGCTGGCACAAGTATGACTTGTTCTACTATCCAGCACTGCTAAGAACTCATACTTAACAACTCCAGCATCTTTATACCCCGCAAGTGTCGCTTGATTTTGTATGTGGTTAGTTTCAGTTCTCACTAATCTCTCAGCGTTTCTGTAGCTAGTCTCAAACTTCTTGGCTATATTTTTTGACATGGTCATATAATTGATACCTTTATTGAGTCCAATAATTACTTCATTTTTTATTGCTTTTGCTAAATTATCAGTATTACTCCATATCCTGCTTGAGTAATTAGCTCCGCTCCATTCATTCTCCAATGCTTTCTTTATTACATTGTTACTGATTACGCCTTTTTTAAAATTTAGATCACCAACAAGCGATGTGTATGTACTTTTGTAAACATCAGACAGCGTGTCCGTTACTTTGCCCTTTATTTTCTCCCCTGCCTGTATAAGTTCGTAATCGATACCAGCTTTTAAGTTATCCAGTCGACTGATACGGCTTTTATATGCCAGTGTTTCAAGCTCAATTGACAGTTTCCTGAATTCAACAGGATTAGTTATTTTCAACTTTTCAATTTCTTCTACATATTTTCCTATATCGTATCGCCATTGTTTATATTCATCACCACGAAGCAGAGTATTGGCTTGGATTTTGTCAACACCTAACTTTTTTACTTCGCTCTGATATTTAGCGTATAACTGGGCTATTTTGCTTTCTATCTCTTTTTTGCTCTCATTAAGTATTTTTACATACTCTTCATATGCTTTTGTACCTTTGTTAAATGATAACTCTTCTCGTGCAAGTTGCCTTTTTTCCCAATATTCTTTATTCTTGTTTTTCATCTATTTTTTCCTGTTCGTTTACTAACCCTTTATATTCCAACGGTTGCTCAATTCGATTTTCTTTTTCAATCTTTTTCAATTCTGCTTCCGTATCTTCAACAAAAGGTAGCAGCGATATTAAACTCTCCTGTGATACAACACCTTGTAAATTTGTTATTACATTGGAAAGCTCAACTAAGTTTTCGGGAGTATTTCTTGTAAATATTTTCTGTATATCCAGCGGTACGAGATTTAAATTGAAATAATTTAAAATCAATTCCAGTCTTTCATTTAATGCTTTCTTAAAGTACATTTCTTTTTGTGCTGACAACTGTTCAAGTGCTAACAGTTTGTACCCTAACGCAACCCCTGAACTATTCCCCGCAAACTGTTCGTCCTGCATGTCAGGGATAAAAGAAAATTTATGTATATCCTGGTTCAGTCTGTTTTTATTGTTTTGAGAATATGTATCATTCACATTTTTTATCAGCCATTTAGCATCTCCATTTTCCCCTAGCAGCATTACTTTATTTTTCTTAAGATTTTTTATATCCTCTTCATCAGTTCCCTGCATATTAGTTAGTACAAGGATTGCATCCGTAAAATCTTTCATATCATCAAGTGAAGTTGACACTGCTTCATTATATCCGTCAATCAATGTGATTACTTTTTCAAAGTCTCCCAGTTTCCGCTTGTTGTTAGCAAATTCAATCAAAGGCACTCTGTTAAATCCATGCAGTCTAGTTTCTCCCTGTGCCTGAGGTGTCAATATTATGCCTTTATAATCCATCACAGAAGTGAATGTATTAACAGTCACAGTTTTGTTGTCGTAAATCTCTAATACGTAATTATATTCATTATCTTCGTTTTTCTCTCTGCTCCAACGGACTGCATATTTAATGTTTTTATCTATCGTATTATCCCTTATGACAAATACATCACGTGGATCTAAAACTTTAAAGTTTATTGTATTATCTATATTTTTATACCACAGTTCGTATGAACATCCGAAAATCGAACAGTTTTCAGCATGTTCAAAGTTGCATTGCTGTTCTTCCTCCGTAGCTAAATATTTTCCAACCATCTCGTATTCATTGATTAGATTTTCCTTTAACAGCTTGTAATTTATACTTTTTCCAATAAAATATGCTGTCGCTATTGTGGTTATGTAGCTTGGAAAATTATGTATAAGTTTGCTGTCATGCTTATCTTTCAGCCTGTCCTGCTTTTCTAATATTTTATGTTTCCCCGTATAGTAATCCTCCAGCTTCTGCAATCTTACTAACCTGTTAACTAAAAAGTCCCACAGGGCTTTTTCCAATACCGTTATTTGCACTTATCTCACCCCCAATATATTTTTATTAATCGTAGTCATTCGGTTATTTCTCATATAATCCTCAAGTGCGTATCTCATAGCATCCATTAAGTGGTTAAAGTCATCTATTGGTTTATTTACTGCTTTTCCAAATTTATCCT